GTTGTATTTGGACATCTTCACAAAAAGTTGAGGTTCGTTCTACTGAAAAACTTAGAGAAAATAATGTTCGCACTTTTACAGCATCCCCAGTTGAACTCACTGTTGTTTCTAACAAGTTATTGTTAGATCAGAACAATAAGTTTTATTCTGGCTATGGATATCATTCTATGGTGGGTTTTACAAAATTTTATTCTGGTTTTCATAATTTGTATCTTCGTATGAGAAAACATAAAAATTTTATGTCACTTGATATAAAGAATTATGATTCAACTATGGCGAGTTACATGCTTCTTTCCCAATGTGAGTTTAGAAAGAGAATGCTCTCTGTTAATGAGCAAACTCAGGATAATTTTAAGCGTATTGATCGTTTATATGACCATATTATTCATTCTTTTATAATTTTGGAAAATGGCGATCTTATTCGAAAGCATTTGGGCAATCCTTCTGGGTCATCAACCACCATTGTTGACAATACTATTAATATGCAGCGTGTTATTCGATACGCATATCGTGTTTTGTTGCGTCGCAATGGTTTGTGCTATTGTGATTTTCAGTTTCAAGATAATGTTGAAGAAGCTACGTATGGAGATGATGAACTTCTTAGTGTTTCTGATGTTGTTAAAGATTGGTTTAATCCATATAATATTGCTGTTGTTCTCTCTGAAATTGGTATGACGGTTACTACCGATAATTGGGAATTTGATACTATAGAAGGTATTTCTTTTTTGAGTCAAAAATTTGTATGGGATAAGAAGATGCAATTAATTGTGCCTTGTCCATCTACTAGTCGTGTTTTGTCATCACTTTGTTTTGGGTCAAAGGTCGATGATGTTAGATGGCATTTGTTGCGCGCTTGTGCATTACGTATTGATTCCTATGGAAATCTAGAACTTCGTAGAGTCTTGGCTGATTATGTTGAATTTCTTTGGAGTACTTACCGTGAAAGGATGGTAGGGGAAGTGTCAAGACGTGGGATTGTTGTTTCTATGAAGGAAATAAGATCTGTTTGGATGTCTGACCTTGCCATTGAAAGTTTGTATTCTGGTTTAGAAGGGAAAAAGTGTAATGTGCAGCAATCCCTTTTAAATCTTATGTTTGTCAGTGGAAATGTCGTCCGTTGTCGTGGTAAATGGCAATAAAAAGAACAATCGTCGTAAGAAGAAGAAAACTACTACTGTTGTTGTTGTAAATACACCTAATAAAAATAAAAATAAAAATAAAAATAAAAAGAAAAATAAAAAGAGAAATAAAAATAAATCTCAAAAAGGTTCCGGTATGAGTATGTCTGCAAATTCTTGTATTATGAATTATGCTAAAACTTTGACTGAACCATTTAAGTATGGGCCATGTAGGTTAGGGTGGGGCAATCAAGGTGAAACTCAGCTTGCTACAGCTACAGCTAGGGGAACTTTTAGCATACCAGTTAGTACTGACTTTTTAGCTTTTTTGCTCCCAGATCCTGCCTATTATGGTGCTGCTTCTGCTACAGGAATTTTTGCACCTTTAACATACTATAGTGTTGCATCCGCTTCACCTTTATCTGCTGTTCCAGCTGGCGGTATAGGTTTTTCAAATGCTAACATTTTGAATGCTTCTTGTGCTGGTATTCGTGTTGTTTCTGCAGGTATTCGTTTGATTCCTTTATTGCCCACTAGCACTGTTCCTTTAGTGGCTTACATTCGTAATGTGCCACAACAAGAGACTAAAGCTTGGGCTCAAGGGTCAACTGTGGGTCAAATAGTTTCTCAACCTCAGTTTACTTCTACGGTGTTGGGTTATAATTCAGTTATCAATATGTCGTGGCGTCCTTCTGACGCCGCTTCATTTGATTTCCAAGATTTTGGTTCTAATGGCACTGATAACGTTTTTGGAACATTGCCATGTATTGGTATTGTTAATGCCACTACTCCTTTGACTATGTCGTACGAATTTGTTTTTAATTTTGAGTATACTCCTACTTCTGGTCCTGGAAATGCATCTTTATTATTTGCTGATCCTGAATCTAGTCAGGAGCAAACACCTGGTACTTCTGGTACATTTGAACAAATTTTTTCATATATGAAGAGTAGGGGTTATGATGTTGGACATGGTATTTGGGAAGGATTGCGTGTTGCCACTATTGGCACAGTTAACCAAGAAGGTCCTCGTTTTATATCTGCTAATCACCGTTCCATAACCTTTAAAGATGAACTTTAGTTCTCTGTTTCTTTTGTTTTATTTGATGGGAAGTGATTTTGTAAAGACCGGTGGTCCCGAGAACGAATAAAAGGTAAGGGTTAACCACGGCTAGAGACTACAATCTAACACTTAAAAGATCGATGATTTGTTGTGAGTTTTCAGTAATGTTGCTTTCTCACCACATTTCATGTGTTGGTTTAAAAAAAAAAAAAAAAAAAACCCGGGAACGGGGGCACACACGCAGGAA